ACTTGGAACAGGTTTAAATACTTTATATAATTATGGTTATATAAGTGGGCTGCCTAAAGTTCTAAGTAGTACTGCTGAGGCAGCAGTAGGATATTCAGCCGGAGAAAAATCAGGACAAGATGCCGGTTTACAGATAGGAGCAAATGCTTTAAACTATGTTCCAGCTGTTAAGAATTTTTCTAAACTTAAACCTATTGCAAATAATTATACTAAAATTAAAACATCATTAAAAGCAGGTTATGATCTTTATAAAGGTAATCCTGAAGATGCTGCGCTACGAATGACAGAGCTTGTTGGAGGAGGAAATAGTAAATATTATAAAAAGTATGCAAGAAAATTAATACCTGATAATTTTAAAACAGGTGTTACAAAGAATGCTTTAAATGCATTTGTTCCTAAAGTTTATGGAGGCCAGCCTTCTCAAGGCTTATTAAATTTTGAAGGCGAGTGATATATAATAAAGACATAACTAAAAACCATATTGCATGTGTAACAGCTTGCAATTTTAATTATTTTTGTAAAAACTAAATTTATATAGATATGACACCAGATGAAGAAGGCATTGGATTAGACGATATTTCGTTTGACGATGTACTAGATGGAGGATCTGCAGAAGTCCCAAGTGACTTAGCAATAGATGCTCCAGAAGCAGAAGCTGATGAGCTTGATGCGGATGCAGAAGAATTACAAGAAGAAGAATCCAACGAAGAGGAAGAGTCTGAAGAAGATGAGGACTTAGAGGAGGATGAAGAAGAAGATGATGAGGAAGTAGAAGATAAAGGTTCTACTGTAGTATCAGAGATTCTAGAAAAACTAGGATACGACACTGAAGAAGAGTACGATGATACAACAGAAGGACTATTAGCTATGACTCAAGACGTAGGAAAACAGATGGCAGAAGATCAATTAGATGGACTGTTTGAAAACTTTCCTTTAGTTAAAAATCATTTAGAATACGTTCTTAACGGGGGAGACTCTCAAGATTTTATGCAAGCATACGATCCTAACCTAGATTACAACAAGGTAGAGTTAGCTGAAGATGATGTAAGAAGCCAGAAGGCAATACTTTCTGACTACTTTACTACTAAAGGACATGATAAAGAGTTTATTGATGAACTTTTAGAAGATTATCAAGATAATGGAAAATTGCTAGACAAAGCAACAGCTGCAAAAAATGCTTTAGCTAAATCTCAGGAAACTCAAAGAGCTCAATTAGTTGAGCAAAAGAAAGCACAGAGAGCTGAAGAAACAAAGCAGCAACAAAATTTTTGGAACGGGGTGCACGAAACAATTGAAAATTCAGATGAGTTTGCAGGAGTTAATGTTCCAAAGAGGGATAAAAATAAATTTTTTGAATACCTCTCTCGACCTGTAAATCAGGACGGACGCACACAACGAGACTTAGATCATTCTGAATCAGAATTAGAAACTAAACTTGCAATTGATTATTTAATGTTTAAGGGTTTTGACTTATCTAAAATAGTAGAGACAAAAGCTAAAAGTAAAAATGCAAAATCATTGAGAGATAGAATTTCTAAAAATGAAGAAAGAGTTAAAAGCGCAAGAAAAGCGTCAAGACGCACAAGTAAGCAAGTAGACTTAGATGATCTAGATCTAAATTTTTAATAAAAAATGGCAATTTTAAAATGCAACTTAACTTAAATAAATAAAATTAGATAATTATGAGCTTAAACGGAACAAATATAAGCGTTCAAAAAACGTTTTATAACGATTCACAAATGACAGACATGAATAGTCTGGCAAATGCTCTGTTGTCCAAACCAACTGAACTTTCTCCGATTATCACACACTTGTCTGGTAAGGATGATAAGCGTTTTCCATTATCTTTCTTAACAGAAGGAGCTGGTAACGTTCAATCAATCGACAGATTAGAGTATGAATATCGTGTGGCTACTCACAAATTGAGAACACGTCCAGTTGCTGTGGCAAATGCAGGAGCAAACTTAGGTCAAGGCGGATCAACATTTACGTTGATATTCCCTGACAAACGATTTATTTTCCCTTACGTATTAGTAAACTCAAAAGGTGAGCTAGCGCGTATTATGGCAGAGCCTAAGCCTTACGCAGGTGGTTCTGGTTGGGAATATACTTTACAATTAGTAAACCCAGCTGCTACAGCGGTTCTTTCAGGAGGATTCACTGCAGGAGAGCTTTGGGCGCAATTATATGCACCAGTAGGTGTTGACTTCTCAAGAGGTAACGCTTCTAACTGGCAAGCACCAGGTAAAGTTCGTAACAAAATCACAACTGTAAGAAAATCTTACCACATGTCAGGTAATGCTAAAGACTTCGTAGCGGAGTTTACTTTACCAACTAAAGGTGGATCTTCTACTAAGTTATGGATGGATTACGAAGAGTACCAACACATGCTTGACTTTAAAGAAGAGTGTGAGATGTACTACTGGTACGGACAAAAAACTTACGACTCTAATGGATCAACTCATATGAAAGATGAGAATGGCCAACCAGTAATTGTTGGACCAGGTTTATTCGAGCAAATCGTAAACACAGATACTTACTCTACTATGACAGAGACTAAGTTGAAGAATATTATTGGTGATTTATTTTATCAAATGACTGACGCTAATCAGAAGCAGATTACTTTGTATACTGGAACTGGTGGAGCGCGTGAATTTGATGAGGCTCTTAAATCTCACTTTGCAGGTAACTCTTTCAAAGTAGGTGGTGAGAACAGATTTATCACAGGTTCTGGTCGTAACTTAGGTTTGACTGGATATTTCACAACGTATGAGCACGTAGACGGACATGTAATCAATGTGGTAAAAATTCCACTATTTGATCATGGTCCAGTTGCACAAGCTCGTGGAAAGCACCCAGTAACTGGTTACTCTTTGGAGTCTTACCGTATGGTATTTGTTGACCAGTCTAACTATGACGGACAAGCTAACTTGACAATGATCTCAAAGAAAGGTCGCGAGATGATGAGATGGTGTGTAGCTGGTTCTGTTGTACCTAGAGGATTCTCTGGATCAGATGCAAGAGCTTCTGATGTTGATGGTGCAAGTGTACACATGTTGAAAACAGCGGGTATCTGCTTACGTAGATTTGATACTTCTCTGGATATTCAATGTGTAGCTTCCTAATTTAGGAGGTTAAAAGAGGCGAGCATTCGCAAGTCTATATATTGGTTTTTTGGTTGAGGTTGTGGGGAGCTTAGTGCTCCCCTCAATTTCTACTTTTAAGATATTGGGGAGTTATTCTTTACACCCACCTAACAAAACTTTAAAAGAACTACATTATGAGTAAAAAAGTTTATTTACGAGCAGAGCCGATTAATAATCATCTGCCAAAGGAAATTAACGCAAGCGCTATTAGGAAACTAAGTAGTGTATATGTAAACAGACAACCATTAAAACCTTTTGAACCCACTGAGGAGAAAAAATATTTAATGGGAATGTTAGACGTAGACCCCGCTCACATGGAGTGGCCAAAACACACCAAAAAATTCTGGGCTGATTTTACAATCCCAGTAGGCTTTGAAGGTGTAGAATTAGAGGTAGGAGCAACAGAAGATGGTGATCCTATTAATATTACTGACTTTTTAAAATATCATTTTGCTTTAAAGCATCCACATGTAGCATTATCAGAAGAAGAAATGCAAGCGGATATACAAAAACGCTTCTTTATTCAAGATCTTGCTAAAAAGGATTTAAAACGTAATAATGATATTCAAGTTAAGAAAGATGCAGATAAATCATTTATCAAAGTGTCTTCTGACGAAAAGCAGATGCGTAGAGTCTTTAGACTATTAGGTAGTATTAATCCTGAAACGTTAACAAGAGAGCAAGTTGAAAACATGCTTTATGACATTAAGGAGAAACAACCTAAGAAGTTTATTAAAGTTTGTGCCGACAAGCACTTAGAACTAAAAGCAGAAATCGAGACAATGGTTACTGCAGGAGTACTAAGAAAGATTGGAAACCAAGTTATTTTTATTGACGAGGTATTGGGAGAAACTATGGATGATACAGTAATACACTTGAATGACAAAAAGAACTCAGGTAAATTAACAATTTTAAGAGCAAAACTTAAACAACTAGCATCTTAATGAATGTAACTGAAATGCATATAGCTATACAGCAGGGAGTGGATAAGATTAATTCACTCCAAGCTGATAGCTTATTATCTGAAGAGATAGACATTGAATTGAACAAAAACATGTTCAGATTCATCAATACTAAGTACGGTAGAAATAACATGTACAGAAAAGGTTTTGAAGAATCACAAAAAAGAATAGACGACTTACGTACACTTGTACGCGAGTACGAAGCTGGCGTATCTTTTAAGGAGCAATTAAAAGCAAAAATATTTGTTGATACATTCCAACTACCAGTTGATTATATGTATTTGGTAAATCAACAATCAAGATTATGGATTAACAATTGTCAGTTTATAGACTACTCTTTAGTTAATCCACCAGCTATATATTTCTTTACACTAGATTTAAATAATTTTGTGTTAGATAATGCAGACGGAAGTTCTACTGCATTTATAAATGGGATTAATATGGTTGCAGATATTACAGGAACTGATGCTACATCTGCTAACATATGGTCTCCTTCTGCAGCTTTTATAGCATCTGGATGGACTCCTGAGTCTTATCCTTCTAATATAGAAGCTACTAAACAAGACATACTAAACAATGCAGGTGCAGGGTTTAACATATACTGGGAAGAATATGAAACACTTAATTATCCAGGACAATTTGTAGTAACTGTAGATATTGACAGTTATGACTGGATAAATTATGATGCATCAATAGGAAATACAACATTTGCTGTTGGAGTTCCTGCTGCAGGACAGACTGCTCCATCACCGCAGGGTTTACAAATAATGGATACTACGTATTCAGAAAGAAGAGAGCCATTAGCGTTTTCAGAAAGAATAACTGAGGGAAATAGATTTTCTCAACAAGACGACATATTTACGCTTTTAAGTGACCCGTTTAATACGACAAAACATACCTCTCCACTAACAACAATGAGAGGAAGTTCTATAGACATATACACTAGTGATATATTTATAATAGATACTCTAAAAATAACGTACATCAGAAAGCCTAACGAAATATCCTTATCTTTGGGGGTAAATTGCGAATTACCAGAGCATACGCATCAAGAAATTGTAGCTATGACAGTAAGTAGCATTTTAGAAGCTATAAGTGATCCTAGATATAAATCTGCGATTATGGAAGTAACAAAGAATGAATAGAATTATTAATCTCACTAAAATATAAAAAAATGAGACAATTATTAATTGGAGATGGTACAGCTGCAACATTAACTAACGGGTTAACAGCAGACGGTAGCATTGATATACAAGTATTATCATCTGACGGCCCTGTAAAATTGGCTCCTGGTGATACAGTTGCAGATTCTGATAGTATCAGATTTGTACAAGGAACAGGAGGTACTCAAATTGCAAGCCCTTGGATTAAAGGAAAAAACGTCGTAGCATATGGTGGTAAGTCAGGTGTAGCTCAAGCAGCAGAAGTTGCTAAGTTTACAATTTCTACAAACGCTACTTCTGCAGGATTTCACACTTTAAAACTTATTAACTTAACTAACGGCGCTGAGCCATTTGAGTTTAAGTCTTACGAAATTGCTGTTGCTGCTGCTGCAACTCCTACAACTCAAACTGCTGCTTTTAAAGTAGCTATTGATGCTGATTTACCTCACTGGGTAAACGGAGCTGTTACAGATAACAATGGTAACTTAGACATTACTGGTTTTAAGAAAGGTGAAGTTAAAGCTGATGGATCAATTCAAGAAGAGCTAGTTCACATGGACGGTGCTTTTGAAGGTACTGGATCTACAATGGCAGTTACTTACGCTACTGCAGGTTCTAGAGGATTTGGAGATGGATTTTACATCAGAGAATTTGAAGAAGAATTACAAGGTTCTGGATTTGGATACTACAACAGAGTTGAGTTACCAATTCAACCAACGCTTCACAGTGTTACAGGTAATGTTTATGACATGTACCACATTGTAGCTAGTAAAGACGGAAGTACAACTTCAGGAATCAATGGCGTAGATAACTTAATGGAAATCTATATTG